CCTAAAGCAGTTTGAGCAAAAGAACCACCGGGTTTTTCAGGGCTTGGTGTAAACACCTGACCGCCATAACCAGGAACAGAATCCCTAAATACAGATGAGCCGTATTCGCTGAAATCTAATCCAGGGATACCCGGACCAAATGAAGCGGAGCCGAAGGAGTTAAATGCAGTGTTAGGCATCGGAATCAACGGTACATGTTGACGGGAACGTTACCGATGTAGGCGGCAGAGCGAGGAGCCATGAACTGCCTCAGATCCGAACTACCTTGGAAGCGCCCGGTGGGATCTTCCATACCCATTTTGGCAGAACCTTCCACTAAGTTACCGACATTAGTTCCGGCTTCAGAAGTAATCTCGGTCTGTTTCATAACAGGCATCTGCTGACTCGGCATTGTCCGGCGTTGCTCCATCAATCGGTAAGCAAGAACCGGATTAGCTTTTGCCCACGCTTGGAACGAAGCGTCTTCCTCGATACCGATGGAAGAGGGAGCCCCCATTCCTCGTAAAGCTTCGATTGTTGCAGCCGGTTGACCTGCCTTAATTGCGGCAGCACGCTCAACGGCATACATACCAGCAGCACCTGGTTTAAATTGATTACCGGCACCCTGAGCTTCTGCATTAGCACGTGCTTGACGGTAATTAGATTCGCCGTCATTAGTCCGGATAACTACTTGGCCACCGCCAGCCATACCGGGCCGAGGCATACTTCCTTGCTGAACGGCAGGTTCAAAAGCTTCAGGTGCAGGGGGGTTGGCAGTATTGGGTAGCTCGGGAGTCGAGAGAGGAGCAGGGAGTTGAGCAGAAGGATCGCCTCCAGTAACCGCAGGGATCTTGGCTCCCATTTCGGGGCTAGCTGTAGTAGGACCAAGAGGAGATTCTTCTTGGCCCATTTGATTAAGAAGTAGCCCCAGACCGCCAACTCCGGTCAGACCAGCGGCAGCTTTATAAAGACCGGAAAGGTCAGCTTGACGGGTTCCGCCAACGGCATTACGGGTACCCATCGGAGTAACCGAGTCAGCAGATGCGAGAGGGCGACTAGCTAAAGCACTCAGCGAAGCTTCCTGCGCAGGAGTCATTGCTCCGCCACGGGTGATATCCTCGATGCGAACACGTTCGATAACCGGATCGGTAACAGCACCGCCTGGAGAACGGGTCATTGAACCAGGACCTTGGCCGCCCATACGAGCAAGACCCCCAGTAACTCCACCACCAGAGCCGCCACGTGTCATCGCAGCAGAGCCCTGTTGCATAAGTGCGCCAGGCTCGCCGTACTCCAGAGCGCGGAGGTAATCAATACCACGTGGGCCTACAAGATTATCAAAAACTTCATTTGCAGGGATACCATAAGCATCGCTGGCTTTATTAGCAATGTCCTGAATCGAACGGTAAGTACCAGGGTCAGTAGTTAAAAGTTGTTTAGCGGCTTCCGATTGAGGTGCCCAGGAAGGCACAGGAGCCTGAGGAGAGCTAGGAGCAATAGCACTAGACCGTCGCATGGCTGCAGTTCCCGGAATAGTAGCCATCCCTGGAATGGTTCCCTGGCCCGCAGGCATACGAGCGGGAGCATCAGGGAGGTCACCCATCCGAGGCTGTAGTGCCCGGCGAACATCTTCCGGATTTGTGACTCTTTGCGGAGATGTGAAACGACCATTAACGCGCGACTCTAAAGGGAGTCGGAGTTGTGTCGGTTCGGGGGCTTTGGTAAAAGACTGGAAGAACGCCTTGATAACAGGAGCGAGAGTTCCTAACTGCTCCTGAGTAACCTTGGCTCCTTGACCCCCTAGTTGTACAAGGTCTCCTAACAACCCGGCCATTAGAGTGCTCTACTTTATGTGTATGTTAGCGCCAATTTGCGTAGAAAAACAGACGGTCAGCTCGTGACACATCAGGAGGACCAGGAATGGCTTGGATGAATTCTCCCCCGCTTCGTTCGAACCTGTACCGCGCTGCCACGGGGTCTTTATAGTTTGGTACATAAAGCATTTGTGCTAACCTATCTGTCTCGTAGAGATAATTTTGATTCCAAATACGGGCAGTTTCTCGTTTGTCTTGAATGTTAATAGAACGACTAACGTCACCTAAAATTGTTTCCTGACGACTGGTAGCACGCCCCGTGGCTAACTCGGTTAGCCGCTCAGCTTCCTCACAACGCTCAATAGCCTGAATAATTTTATCGTAATAAAATTCACTAGGGACACTATTGCACGCCTCCATTAACCTAGCGTAATCTCCAGCAGGTACAGTTGCTATATTATAACCTAAATGATAAGCTACACGACTAAAGTTGAAGTCATCTAATCTATACCCAAATACTTGAGCGCTATTTCTAGTTAACTGGTTTACCGCCGCATAGATTACTTCTCTCTTAGTAGAATCGGTTGTGTCTGGTTGAAACACAACCCCCTGTTGAGCAAGATAACTCTGTAGTTGTTCTAACTCCTGCTGAGTGAACTGAGCCATGTGCTAGAGTCCGCTTTCTAATACAGTAATTTTACGTGAAATACACCCCAATCGATCTGAAACTTCTAAAAGACTATATTGAGCTGGACGAAAATATTCCTCAAAAATTTAGATGGAAGAAACGACCTTCAAACAGAATAAAAGTAGGTGATCCCGTTGGAACTAAACACCTCGATAAAAACGATAGGGTTTATTATGGATTTACGTTGCACGGAACTCATTATTTAGTACATAGAGTTTATTTTGCTTTTAAGAACGGTTATGATCCCGGTGATAAAGATGTAGACCATGCAGATCACAACTACGAAAATAACGGAAAATTTAGATTGAGTACGCGTTCTGAAAATATTGCTAACTCAAAACCTAAACAAGGTAAATATAAAGGCATTTGGTACGCTAAACACGCTAAGAAATACAGAGCCAGCATTACAGTAGATTATAAAACAATTCATCTTGGTTATTTTCACAGTCAAGAAGAAGCCGCTATCGCATATAACGAAGCGGCCGTGAAATATTTCGGAGAGTTTGCTTATCTAAACGTTATTCCACATAAATATTGTCATCAGCCAGAACAGCGTCCCAATCCACCCGCTTGATCGAACGAAGCTGATCCAGTTTGGTAAAACGCTCACCGGGAAGCGATTGCTTGAGCTCGTAAATTTCCGTAGCTGTCTTCAGCCCTACACCTTTAAGAATCTGAGTGAGCATCTCCGGCGTGGCTGCGTTGAGGTTGACGCGGTTTAATGCGGGAACTTCCGAGCGGACAATTTGGCGGCCACGGCGCTGCTTAACGGGTTTTGCCGGGTCCTCGACTTCCTTAACACTTTCAACAAGTTGATCACGGTACGCGTAAAATACTTTGCCTGTAGTTACAGAGCGAACCATGAAGTACTCACCATCGTCATGAGTACTAAGAACGTCAATTTTTACCCCGCTGGGCTTGTAGGTGTACTCTTTCATTTTGGTGGCAGTCATTATGTAGCCATAATCTAAGACACTTTACCCAAGATAGACTGAAAAAAACAGTAGTGCTCTACAGATGCCAAACCCCAACAGAATCCGAACGGCTGGTCAGGCAATCCCCGTAGTTAATACAGTCTTCGATGTAGCCAATGTCGGCTACGAGATGGTAAATCCAAATGAGCCTAGTCGGGCACAGCGATTACTGAATGCTTTAATCGTAGGCGGAGGGAACGTGGCTACCGGGGCCTTAACCGGTGGAGCCGATGTTATCCCTCAACTGTTAGGGGCATTTGGAGTTAAATCCGCAGTTCAAAATGTAAATCCTGACGCTCAGCTTCGGCGACTCGCCTACCGACTTGGGCAAGGCAAAGAGATCGGTCTCCACGCAAGCGAACAAGATGAAGCAATCCAAAGGCTGGCCGCCCAGAAAAAACGAGAAGCGACTTATACGCCGGAACAGATTAAGCAGATATATAGCCGTGGTTTAGGTGGCATGTTCTGACAATAAAAAACCCCTCCCGAAGGAGGGGTCTCCACCCGAACCTGAAGTTTATCAGGAAGGGACAGTCGAGGTATACACGGTGGATTCCACCACGCCGCCAGGCTGAAGAGCCAGGTCGTCGCGCTTGGGAGCAGCGTCAGGCACGATCCAGCACACTTCGCACACGGCGAGTGCTTTGTCCTTACCTTTCAGGCTGCCCACACCGGCACGGGGGTCAAAAGTACCCGAGGCCAGAGCCAGGCCGGAAGCAACAACACCACCAAGATTGGTAGTAGCGAACAGCTTCCAGGTGGTCTCAGAACCCAGAGCAGACAAGCTGCTGGAGTTGATGATGTTCACCGAAGCGTTGCTGCCGTTCTCAATGCGGCTGCTAGCGCCAGTCACGGACACGCCGAACTGACCGGACACCACGGTGCCGTCGCTACGCAGACCTTGGCTCACTGCAGGAACCAGGCTGAGCTGAGGGGTAGCAGAACCGCCGCCCACACCGCTGCTGATCACATCGCCACCGTCCACACGGAGGGAAGCGCGGTACACATAAGCGCCAGCAGGCACTTTGATACCGTCAGCGATATCAGCACGGATATCCTTGTGGTAATCCGGAGAGGGGATAACCACATTGGCGCTGCTGAAGGCTTGGTTAGAGCCGTTCAGACCGGAACCGTAAGGCTGAGTGTAGTACTCAAGCTGGTTAACGGAACCGTTGGCCTGGTAGGACAGGTCCACATAGCCGATTGCCTGTTGGGCAATCCAGCCGGGACGGAACACCACACCGACAGGACCGCCAACCGGTTGACCGGTCAGGGTTTCGGAGGTTCCGTTTTCGTTGTTGAAAACAACGGACTTCTCTTCGTGCCAGTAACGAAGAACGTTGGTGTAGTTACCAGGATAAATCTTGGCAACTTGGAGCTGGTTAGAGTTGATTGCCATCGTTAGTTACCTCCTCAAGCGTTAAAGGAGTAAGCCACGGTGGCGAAGTCAGCGTTCAGAAGTTCGAAACCTGCGTACAGGCTCCAAATCATCATGATGAAACGGCTGAAGTCGTCATTGTTGTTCAACAGCACCTGAGCGTTGTTGCCGCCGATACCGACGCCCACGCTCTGAGGACCGAAGAACATACCAATTGCACTCTCATAAGTAGCGGCGGTACCACCGATGGTGGCACTTTGGCTCTGAGAAGGCATGTTGGTCGATTCGAAGAAGCGAACGCCTTCGAACACGAAACCGGTGGGCATAATCGGCTCACCAGCCACAAAAGTGGCTTGCCCAAAACCCTGACCCATGTACAGCGCAGCGTTGGGCTGCATTGCCGACATGAGGGGGTTGATTTGACCGTTGCCAGGATAACGAGCAACTTCACGGAAGTCGCTGTTCTGACGCAGGTGCATCAGGAAGGTAGGATCGCAAACACAGCGATAGAACCCGTCCTGGTAGGTAGGGACGTTCCGCTTACGCATGGATTTCACCACGCGGAGCAGGTCGTCCTTAACGTCGAACTTAGCTTGTTCGGCGTTGCTGTAGGTCAAGGAACCAACAGCGAGGTCGCCAGGGTAGTAGTAACCACCTTGGGTGTCAGAAGACTGACCTTTAGAAACTGCTTTCAGGAGTTCATTGATGAACA